TTTACAGATTTTATAGTATTCACTTTCTGCTTCATCCGTATCATATGCTTCTTCAATGCTACTAATCTCGGAAATCCATGGAAAATAAAGACGAATAAAACCATCAAATAACTGTATATTAATAGCAGTTGGATCAGGTCCTACAATTTCACTTAGACGCCAAATATGAAGAGTTGGTTGCTTTAAGTGATTTGATCTAAAACTATCCTCAATTGTAGCATACATATGGAAAGTTGCTGTTGCACCAGTACGATTTCCAGCAGAATCCACTAGTTCAGGGCGAGGTGTTTGATTTGTTAATGGATCGGGTAGTTCTGCTGGTAGACTTGATTCAGTTGGCCAGTGAAAATCCATAGGTACATACTTTCCTTCTTTTTCATAGGCTAGAAACACAAAATTCGGCGTATAACTTTCTGAACCGCCTACATCGATCCATATCATACGTTTCAAATCCGCAATAGTTGTGAAAGGAAACACATTTGTCAATTCATAATTTGCAGTAGTTCCATCACGTAAATGCTCAACATACTCAAGAATACCGTCACTTTCTAAGAAACTGCCGGTAAATTCCATACCTAAGTCTGCTAGGCTCATCCTATCTTCTATCGTCCTTTTATCTCTTCTTATTTAAATCATTAATTGCTGTTTCCTTATATTTCGGTTGGTCCGTAATACTTATTCCACAGTAAGGAACTGGTTGCTCGGCAAAATTCTGAAATTCATAGATACCAAGTTCTTCTGCCTGTTTTAGAATCCAGGCGAAGTTATTCCAGAAAAGTGGAGTATGTCCAATTTCACGTGTTCCAATATGTCCAACTTCATGTAATGTCACAAATGTAAGAACATTTACATCCACAAGATCTTGGCTGGAATTCTTTTGTCTCAAGCAGACGTGTATTTTTTCGCCCTTATTTAGTGTAAAGGATGTATAACTAGAATCAGGCGTAGATTCACTAAATCGTGTAGGATCTGCATCAAAGTTCTTGAGAATATCTAGTGCAATTTGATTATCTGTTTTTGACTGCTTAAAATGTGTCATTAATCGGAGAATACGACTACGAACTTCGGCTAAGCGATTTGCGGCTTCTAATTTATCAGGCAGGTTGCGAACTAGATAACTATTATCATCAACGGTTGATTTAACATAAGACATATCAAAGAGTGCCTTTCGTGTATAATACGTAGCCAAAGCGGTTCCCGTAATAGCAACGAGAAGCATAAACATATTCTCTTGACTTGACATTCCCTATCCTGTGTGCTTAATTTCAAACAGTTTGACTGTTTTAAATTAGTTGTCTAATGTTTATTTACATGACTTGGTGATTTACGAGCCAATCTCCAAAGGCTTGCGATTTACGTCAGGCTCAATTGTGGTCTGATTCCAGGGACCGACCTGTACCTGCGGGTTAGGCGGGGAAGAGCGGAGATCGTGGGAAGCATTACGGAGGGACTGGCCGATGGTGTCTACGCCAATCTGGTATCCAGCATTGAGGAAGTTCTTGTCCATGATTGAACCGGGTGCCATGGGGTTCGCCTGTACCCACTGGCTGTTAGGGTCATTGGGCAAGAGTTCAGAAGCCTTGAGTTGCTTCTTGGGGTAGCAGTTTTGCGGTTGCTCAGTGGACTCAAATCCAGACGCAGCCGGGGAAAGACCGCTGCTGGCCTCTACGTAGTTGCCGCTGTAGTTTCCAGACATTTGCTCTACGCCCGCAACATTAGGAACAGGGGGGTTTGCCGTCGGGTAGCTAGGCGCATCAACGAATGTCTCAGGCATTGTAAAATGGTTTCTAGACATCTTGACGAGACCACCGAATGTAGGATCTAAGAAATATACCAGTGCAGCACCCAAGACAACAATTACAATTGCTAAAAGGATATCACGAGTGTCCATTGCTTCTACTAATAACATAGGGGAGATTTCTTATTAAACCGCGAAACATCCAGGATTAACTATTTTATCTTTTTGAAGGGCTTCTTACAGGGTGGGGAGGAACTTCAACTTCTTCCTCTTCTTCATATTCATCATCTTCATTATCTGTTAAATCGTAATCTGAAAATGTGGATTCATCGTCATCCAGAGTAAAATGTTCAAAGAAGAAATTAAGTTCACGAAATGCCATTTTCTTGGCAACTTGGGCCTTCAGGCGGGATTCCTTAACACGCTCCTTGGCTGCAAACTTACGGTCCAAATAATTGCGGTCTTCATGGTGATTGAGTTTAACAGGAGCTGAATCAACATCAATATTGATTTCTCGGCTATCATCAATTTCTTCTAATTCATCATCGGAACCTTGAGTCCAGGGCATGGAAATCTTTGATACTTCATCCACTTGCCAGACAGAAGAGGTCCAGCGCGGAAAAATTCCTTCACCAGAAATTTGAACAGCAGTAAGTGTTTGAGAACCAGAATAGTTTTTACTCGTATCAGATGGCATTGCAAGATTCTTAGTATCCCAGCCTTTCATTAACTTTGTTAACATACTCTTTGTTGGAGCAGATGAAAACCAGGAAGAACGCTTTTCGTATAACATATCAATTAAGTGACGGCGTGTTTCCATAACAACCGCTAGCAACTCTTCATCATTCTTCCACTTCCCTCCTTCCCATTTAGTGAGTAGAGCAGGCTTTTGGCTTACTCTAATTAAGAAGCCAGACGCAGTCTTCTCGGGCTCAGAAAGTCTCAATTCCATTCTTGCTGAGCCTTAGATTTTTGGGTGTGGTCTTTACCGCATTGCGTTTTTATGCTGTGATTAATTTCATATTCAGGGTTAAATGGCGCAAACTCTACCAGCCACTGATGGCCGTTATAAGCAGGCTTTCGGTACTATGGGTAATCAAATGGTAACAAGTCTATGGGATTATATGCAAGCACCTGAGAATAAAGCACGTCTGGTTAATGTATTAGATCCATTGATCCAGCATATAATTAAGTCTATCTTTCCATATATCGCATTTTCTGCTATTTTATTTGTTTTACTGCTTATTATTGCTGTAGTCACACTTGTTGTAACACTCAAAGCCACTGGTTATAATCCAGTCACTGCGCTCGTTGATGTAATTCCAACAATGGCGGCCATTACGTCTGTAGCATCTGTTGTTCCTGCTGCTGCGGAAAATATAAGTTCATAAAATCGTATTTTCTAAAGAGATGTCACTTGTAACAACGGAGCCAACAAATCAACAGCGACTCCAGCAGTCGGTTCGTGCTTGGGTACATTATGATAATTTGGCAAATACTTTTAATAAACAGACTCAAAATGCTCGTGCTCAAAAACAGATTCATGAAAAGGAGATTCAGGATATTCTCTTCGCAATGAAACAATCAGAGGCTGTGCTAGAAGTAAATGGTGCTCGTCTTCAATTTCAAAGAAAAGAAACTAAAAGTAACTTATCATGGTCCTGGCTTCAGGATAATCTCAGAGCATGGTTTTCATCAGAAACTCGGGGTAAAACAGCAGATGATTTGTTTAAATATTTACAGATGCGGCGTTCCACTAAAATTACCGAAAGTCTTGAAAAACTATAGATGCTTAAACACATAATCTGAAAGATTAATAATAACAAGTTTTACGTTATGGTCGTGAATTTTGATGAATGGTGGTCTTCAGAGGATGTAGATGGATATACTCCTCGTCTATATATTCATTCTTTGGTACAAAATATAGGAAAGGCTTATAAGGAAAAGAAGTTTTCATTTGTAATGCCTCTGCCAGATATAGAACTACGTGTAACTAAATATTTTTCTTTGCTTTTTAAAATTATTCATAATAATCTGCAAAAAAAAATAGAAACAAATATCCAAATTTTTAAACCGGATGACTGGAGTGACCGAGATGAGAATGAATGGAGAGATGCTTATTGGCATTATTTTGATTCACTCTTTTGGGAACAAGTCATGGGACCTGAAAAATCATGGGAAAATCGTATTATAAAATGGCGTTATGCTTTACCCAGTATATTACAAGATTATACAATGCGTTCTCGTAATAATTTACCCCATATTGAAGAAGATATGTATTCTGATGGAGAATATGAATCATATCAAGAACATGATTAAAAATTGATTGTTTTAAGACGTATTATGATATACCATATCTTAATATGTCAGTTCAGTTTAATCAGTCTACTGTGGAGGCATGGGTTGCCTTGTGTAACGAGGAAGGAGAACTAAAGAGGCAGGGTGCTTCTGCGGAACTGCTAGAGGCAATGCGTATTCGTGTAGCAAAAGCTCTTGTTGCTCTTATTCAAGAGGCTCAATCAACTGCTCTTCTACAGCAGATTTTGGAGGTGCCAGCTACAGATGAAATAGGTGATCCAGTTTAGTAAGAAAAATTTGATGAAAGTATTTAGAAGTTAAATATTTAAGGATGGTACAATTTGTATTTTTACGCCATGGAGAGGCTACACATAATGAGGCATTTCATCAAAAAAATGAAAATGAAGTGTCTGTATTTACCAATAAAGAGTTTAGAGATGCTTCTCTAACACCTTTAGGAGTTGAACAAGCACACGCAGTTGGGGAAAAACTTGTTAAAGAGTTTGGTATGGATGGATGGACTGCTATATGGTGCTCACCTCTTACAAGGGCCATTCAGACTGCTAATGAAATTTATGAGGAAATAAATGTTCATGAGACAATTCTCCACGATAATCTTATTGAGATGCAGGGCAAAAATTATGTATGTAATCATCGTTCAACACGTGATGAAATTGATAAAATGTATTATAATATGTGGGAAACTAAGCATCTAGCAGATGTTCAATCTGGATGGAATAGGTCAGAAAATCCGACCGCGGTACGATATCGTATGTGGATGTTATGCGCATTTCTATCGGAATTATACAAGGATAAACCAAATCCTCGTATATTGATAGTAAGTCATGCGAATGCGATTCAGGAATTGACAGGAATTTATCTTAAGAACTGTGAATATTGTGTGGTTAATAGCCTTGATCTGCGGTTGCTTCACTAACCTCTTCCTATGGTTGGGTAGTCACTAACCACTCCACTTAGCCTTATTCCACGGTAGAACAACCATTGTATCCAATTGGTCGCGGAATTTTTGTACTTTACGATCAAAGTCAATCTCCTCAGGTGTGGCGGGGAGGGCAGCTCCATTTTCAGATAAGAGTTCATCGGTTGCTTTTTTATCAGGACGGATGCCATAGCAATTTACGCCAAATCGAAGATCAGGATTATCAAAATGTCCACCATTTATACCAGGCTTTCCGCACGCTCCCTTGTATTGCTCAGAACCATGCTGTAACTTCTCCCATGTTTCTTTCTGTGTGGGATAGACAGCCATTTGTCCCTTGACCCAGCCATAGTTACACCAATCTGCGCCCTGTTTGTGTGCTTCTTGAACCTGCTCAAATGTTGCTAGTTCCGCACCAAGAGCCTTACATACAGGTAAAGCATCCTCATAGGTATAGATATTACGACTTACATTAAACACTTCTCCTCTCGGAGGCATTAATGAGTTACGTAAATCTAGCGGAGAAACTGCAGGAGCATCACGAGAACCGGGGATTCCAGCAGGTAATTCATCCTTAGACATCGGAGCCTCTTGAGGCGGAGGGGGTATGGTTGCAGTTGCTCCTATTTCAGGCTTTTCATCGCCCCATAAATTAATTCCTACCGAACCTTCCTGTCTTTTTTGGATTAAATCAACTAATGAAGTATAACTGCTGTTTATCGTGTATCCAATATAATGCCAGTAAAGGTAAATTGCCGCTAGGAAAAAAAGAACAAGTCCAGCATAAAAAAGATTGGAAGAAAAGAAACTCCAGACAGAGGAACCTGCCTGTGAAGCTGTATTTGAGACATTAGATATTCTGTTACGAATGCCAAAATTTGTAGCAGGTGCTGTTGTTGAAGTAAATCCTAGATTAGCACTCATCCTACTTGTGCGAAAGAATATCCATATTAGGTCCGATCTGCTGTGCGGCTGGAGTTGTATTGGATGAATCAGGGCATTGTTCTAGAAGAATCACATAAGTGTCACCATTATTTACATGCTCAGTGGGCATTGAGTGGACAGACTCGTCATCATAGCGAAGCCAAGTATTATCCTCATATCTGCATGATGATACATAATGGCCACCACCCATGACTCCATGATGGTCAATCACAGCAGTACAGCGGTACTTTGTCTTTGTTGTGTCCCGATTACCAATAAACCACAAATCAAGATTTACAGAATTTAGGTCAAAATTAATCTTTGCGCGAACCTTATTTCCGCGGTTTGTATAGCGCATAATGCTCAGCACAATATACTTAGGAAGAATGGAGAGCCGACTAGTTTGAACGGCTTCGCGCTTCTTACCACATACATCGCAGTGATAATCTTCAAGAATCTCCTCCTTGAAATAATCCTCTAGGCATTCAAGAAGACTTGGTGCTGGAGTGCCGGGCTTATCACCATTGACAATTGGGAGACTGAGTGATCCCCATGACTCAAACCGCTCCGAATGATACTGGCAAGTCTTACAGGTTGTTGCGGTCATCTTCTGTCCATGAAGTGTCTTAATTACAACAGACCATTGCTTCTTATAATGCTGAATCCACTGCTCGTATGACTTGGTCCAGCGGCGCTCCTCAGGAGTTGTTGCAATACCAGTAACTACCATTTCCACCGGATGAGCCAGGCCTTCGTGGAGACAATCCAGCATAAAGAGAAGCGCTTCGCCTGCATCGGCTTGACGGTGTTTTACTGCTAGATCATCGTAGCCTACTTTTGATGCAATCTCAGTAAGAGTCTGATAGAAACGACCAGGAGCAATTTTTGTATTTATACTCAAATCAGTGCGCCAAATAGCATTAAAGAATTCACTAATAGCATTAAGCATCGGTGAATACTTATTTGCTGGATTCGCATGATAAATCCATTCTGTATTCTGAAAATATAGACGAACAGGAGTGATGTATCGCATAAGTTGAAGAGCTGAGTTCAAGAAGCATGTATTTCCGAGATTTGCTAGACCAATTCGTCCATTTGCCTTAATTACTTCCTGTGCTGTTTCCTTTGGAGATTCCATATTCTCAGACATATTCCAAACGTTTGCTTTCAATTTATTCTAGCTAATTAAAGTTTCAATTTTTAGTGGGTGCTTAAAAAAAGTTAGGTAAAATAGTTTAATGAACCGAGGAGGGGGAAACCGCAACCGGCCTTATGAAAGTACACTATTAAATGATTTACATGAAATAATGCCCGAGGCATTATATGATTCTGATTTGTTTAATTCGCCCATTCTTCGTTTTTTCCAGCAGAGGGTTGGACATATGTTTCCGGCCTATCATAGGGAACGGGGTTCATACTTGCGGGATCAAGCAGATAGTCGTCGTCATGCGTTCCGATCAACGCGTCTTTCACGTATGCCTAATCCTGTGGTTCAGCCTCCTACCGTGCCTGTTGTTCAGACATATGAATCAAATGTATCAGAAAGTTTTTTACGGGGTCTTTTACTATCAATTATGGCTGAGAATGCGGTGTCGTCTGCTAGTCCTCCTGCTGCTACTACTGCTGCTACTACTGCTGCTACTGCTCCTGCTACTGCTCCTGCTACTGCTCCTGATTCAACATCCTCCGAAGAAGAAGATGAATCTGATATAACAGATGGAGGGCGGATTATTAATGCGCCAAGTCCTCTTGAACCAGAACCCCGTATTATTCGGAGAGGCCACTCAGGAATTACAGTAACAATTCCTGGCGGTGCTAGATGGTGGGATCCAGTTGCTGTTCGTCCGAGTGCCGGAGCATATTCCCGGAATACAATTTTAATGGATTCAAATTGTGTTCCAGCAGGGACAGTTTGTACAGTTTGTCAATCTGCTCCTGGCGAAGATTTGAGTGGTGTTCCTATAACAGATACTGTGTGGCGAAAACTCCGAGGCTGTCAGCACTATTTTCATAAAATATGCGCGGATAGATGGTTTGAGCAGAATATTCATTGTCCGAATTGTCGCGCAGACATCCGTACACTTTATCAAAGACCGGATTCTACAGAAGGAACTGAGACACTTAATGTGTAAAAAATGGTGTTGATTAAAAGCCATGAATTTTTAACTGCTTTTTTAGTACGTTGTGCATCTAAATAAAGATCTTGGATTTGAGAATCTGGTCCCCGATATTTATTAATATTTCTTAGCATAGAACCTACTGTGTCAAAAGGGGATGCGTCAAAGGAAATGACTGGTTTATTAACCTGATAAATTGTCACCAACATTCTATTTTATATGTATAGAATAGAAATATGTCTTCCGCAATGAACAATAATAATGCTGGAGGTGGTGGAGGTGGTGGAGCTTCTAGAGGTGCGTTAGTCCCTAAACCTGCCTCAGGATTCAAGTGGGTAATTAAGTATGCTAGAGTTAGCAGGGATAATGCTCCTAGAATTGCTGAACTTGTTGCACAAGGATATCAGCCGGCTCCTGAAACTGGTGTCCGTACAAGACTTGCGTTAAAATCAAATACAGTGACTTACTTTAAGGCGACTCAAGTTCTTAAAAGAATCGCTCAACCCAAAGTTAAGAAGGTCATAATTGATGAGAAAAAAATGTTTAGTATGGCAGACCTAGCATCAGCATTAGAGGAAGATGCTAATAATGCGGCTGCTGCTCCTGCTGGTGCTGCTGCGGCTGCCGGTGCTGGTGGTGGCGGCGGACCTGTTGCTGGGTGGGGAGGAGAACAAGAAGGAGAAATTGTAGTACAATCAAACAGCCAGGAATTGGCAAGTGCTTTTGCTGGAATGGGTATGGGTGGAAATAATAACAATGGCATGAGCCGTAGTCGTAAGACACGCAAAGCGCGTAAATCTCGGAAGATGACCCGCAAATACCGCCGGTAAATGTAGAATGGTATTTGGATTTAACAATTTACCAGAAGCAGAGCCTGAAGAGAATGAGCCTAATGCTCCTGCTCCTCCTGCTCAAGCAGAAAGACAAAGAGTCTATCAACTTATGAAAGAGTCAACATTTCAAAGTCTGCTCCAACGTGGAGTTCCAGTTCAATTATCCGAACAACCTTCTCAAAGAGGTTTTGTAACTGTCTACATGGATCTAACTCCCGAGCAGAGAAGACAACTTGAACTTGGGTGGTCTGGGATGCGAACATCTCCCACATTCTCAAAAAATCTATCTTCCTTGGCTTCTGCTAATAGAGGCAGAGGCTATGGTAGTGGCTATGGTATCGGACACGGTTCTGGTGGACAAAGAAACCGTAACAGAAGTCGTAGCAGAGAGCGAAAACCAATAAATAGAAATACAAGAAATAGAAATAGAAATAGAAATGAAAATAGAAATAGAACTCGTAATCTACGTAATCGTGAACGAGCAGAAGAGAATGCTAGTAGACTCGGCCACGGTTCAGTCCTACCCGATGCTAACGATGACCAATTAGCCGCTCTGTTATCAGGCCTTCGGTTTTGAAGGAAATAGCATAGATCGAATATCCACCTGCCCCGAATGCTTATTCTTCCAATTTGACAAGATTTCTCCGAACAAGAGTTGTTCAGCAATCTTCTGTCGCTTTACCACTAATTTTTCGTCTGTTAGACCCGGCGGAATCATTGACTTCTTGAAACCTGGAAGCGACTCCAAGACTAGAGCAAATACCTGTGCCACCGGCTTTGAAATCTGCCGCTCAATATAATATGAATAATCCGGTGTTAGTTTATTGGCTGTAATGAAAGCCGGTGTCTCAATCTTGTCTCCCTGCAGCGTTGGTTCAGGCTGTCCCTTTGGTGTTGCTACATAAATATAGCCAATACGCTGTGAAGAGGTTGGAGCATTGCCCGGGTCTCGAGCAGCAATTCGGTCAGCCAGGACTTTATGAGCAATGCGCTCTGGATTTGCGTACTCTGCCCGTAGCGATTTTGTGATGGTCAACTTTGTCATTCCAAACTTTCCAGCAATAAGTTCCTTTGCTAGAACCTTCGTATATTCAAAGGCACCCACAACATCATGCTTCTGTAGAATACGGTCAATGATACCTCCGTATATCACTTTTACAATTGGAGCATTATCACGACGCTTCATAACAATACCCATGCTAGTCATTACCGGCTTGTCCAAGTCATCCTCATACTTGTTACCCACATAACGCTTCTTGGACAGCAAGCAGAATGGCCACATGATTTTATCATACTCAAAGTCATGCGGTGGCTTCAAGGCTGATGTACAGAGTTTACCCGCTTCAATTGCCAGCGTTTTTACAATCGGCAGCGCATCACGGCCCTTAATAGGTTTTCCTGTTACTGGATCACGAACACGGAAATTGATAAAGACAGAATCTGTATCACCATAAACATAGGTTGCATCACAACGAGGGTCTTTCTTACCTGAATAGCAGTCCTCTACTACTGCTTTCGCATACATCAACTGCTTTCGGCCATAGGCTGTGGTAGACGCAGCTAGGCAAACTCGGCGAATCTTAAATGTCTTAGAACCCAACTGACCATACAAAGAGTTGGCTGTAATCTTATAGGCGTTCTGCTGGCAGTCTAGCAGACCTTTCTTAAAATCATCTGTTTCCGTCTCAATCAGTTTACGGGTTGTCTTACGGGCTTTTAGCAACTTCTGCAGAATCTTAGGAATAGTTCCCTTCTCCGAGCCAGCAAATTGAACATAACGGGATATCCTCGTTCCCGCCTTTGTCTTTGTTGGATTTTTACGTGTATCTAAGGGGTCGGCTTTCAAGATATCGTATTCCACATTGACATATTTGTATCCGGGGAGATTATCATAAGTGTCACTGCCTTCCTTCAATGTCTCTGTGCCATCTTCTGCATAATCCTTCACCCAAATCAGCGTATCATGGCTTAAATTCTCCGAGATAATTGTGCTCGGATATAGTGAAGCAAAATCCAGTGTAGCAATAGGGTCATCCAAGTAAATACCCGTCTTCGGCTCTAAGACAATTGCACCTTCATATGAATCTTCTTCCTCTTCCTCTGCTTCCGAATCGCCATCAGGTTTCAACTCAAGTTCTTCCGCGTCGGGAAATCCTTGGCTAGGCAAAACTTCAACGAGCTGGCCCTCTTTCATACACTCCTTGAAAATCAGTGACTCAATCTTAATTCCCTGTCCGCGCATATAGATATATCCCGTTGGCACACAGCAGACATCCGCCATTGCTTGTGCATTTCGGAATGCTTCCAATTTATTGAAGAGATCCATAACCAAGTCACAATCTTGTAAGCAATATTTTGCTACTATAGAACGATCGGCTGCTGTACCCTTCTGAAGACGGAAGATATCCTGCGGTGAAACGTCATCTTTTACCATACACCAGAATTCGGGCCGACCATTTTCAAGGATTTCTGCTAGAGGCTGGTTGGACTTAACAGTAATCTCCTTATCGGTCATTGCGACTACTTCCATCTTGCCGCTTAGTTTATCATTCTCAGCATCTAGAATAACCACATAGCGACCAACGCGCAGACCCTTTGTGGATTTTGTTTGAATTTTGAGAGTTCCCTTGGTGGGTTCCAGCAGTGCTCCTTTGAGGGCTCCTGCCATGAAATGGGATGAAACTGAATCAAGCGAATATGACTGAAGATTGAAGTTTCTGCGAATATATGGAAGCAAATCAATCTGCAGGCGGCCCGGCATTTCCAGAATATAGAAGAAGTTATCTCCCATTGCACCACTGCTCAAGCGCTGCTCTTTTAGGCTTACAGGTTGTGTCTTAAGACGACTTAGGTGCTGGGCTAGACGAGGATCCAAATGCTTTTCTGAGTTAATATATCCCAGTTCTTCTAGACGTTCCCAGCAGTATCGCTCATCAAAACCAAAGATATTGTAGCCGATGAGAATATCGGGATTAATATCACCCAACTTTGAAATCCAAGCAGAGAACATTGCGGATTCTCCTGCATCTCCTTGGTCAGCGAATGGAAATGTGTGGATAGGAACTGAAGTGTCCTCATCCTCTGCGTGCTGAACTGGGTCACATGTGCCAAGTGTGTAAATCCATTTCTCTACGGGTTTGCTATTGACCCACATCACCATGCCAATTTGAATGGCTCGGTCGCCAGCAATGGGTGGCAGATTCCGATTTAGAATTGCGGTCAATTCATCAATCTTCTTTTCATTTTTTGCGGTTTGATTTTTTATAATTGAAAGAATCTCGGGAATTTTCTGATTTATTACAGTTAATGAAACCGATTTTCCGGCAGGAGGTGGTTTCTTCAGTTCAATGAAAGATAGATGTGCGGCAGACTTTCCTTTTAGAGCAATGGCCAACTCTGCGATAATTTCTTCTGCTGGATTTGACCATTTTGCCTCAATGATTTCACGGGCAACCTTTCTGTAATTCTTCTTTGCTACGGGGAAGTCACCGTGACTGGACATACATTCAATATCCCAACTGATGATTTTGAACGGAGCAGCTTCAAGAATAGGCTTTGCTTCAATATCTGCGACTCCAGCACGAATATTTATGTCGGCACGTTCAAGTCCTTCATCATTCGGCTCCCAATCACTAACTGCAATCCATCCACTTGGTGAAATATCACGGGCGTGGAAAAGCCGGAGCATTGGGTCAATGTTTGCTTCATAGATTTTCAAAGGTGGCTTTCTAGGGTCTACAATATTGGGGAGGAAGTTGGAATCTTTGTCAAGAAAGATATTCTTGAGTTTGGTGAAAAGGCTTTTGTTGGGAGCACTGAGTTTTAGAACGGGGATTTTTGTATGATTATTAAAATCATAGAGGACTTTATATTCTTCTTCTTCAATAATAATTTCATTCCGCTTTGCTTTCGGAATCTTCTCATGTTCAAGAATTGCGGCTTTTAGTTTTCCCACAAAGGATGGGCTATTTTCCGGGATGCCTACAAAGAAATAGGGGTGAAATCCGGTGATACTAGCACAGACAGTTTTTCCTGCAGATGTCATTCCAAATATTTGAACGACATATCCAGTGTTTACTCTGAAAGTTTTTCCGTGCTCTTCTCTTTCTTCAAAGTGATCTTTTCCATTAAATTCCAGTGCTTGGAAAACAATGTCATCTTCCATGTTGTTTTTGCTGCTTTTCAGTGTTGAAAGTATTGTTTCAAATTTTACGCATTTTTCTTGTTAACGTCTTGAGAAACTTGAGAAGTTTTCCTTTGGCTTTTCTTGACCTCTTATTTGCGCCGCCCCGTTGTTTAACTTCATTCTTGATTTCGTTTTTTTTGGCTTCATTTGTGGCTTTGAGACCTTCTGCTTGAACATTTTCAATTAAGTTTGCGGATTGCTCGGCTTTCTCGTTGAAGAGTTCCGCAACTGGTTCGGGTGCGGAGAGATCAATTAGAGGTTGCGTCTCATTTACGGAGACTGTAGGGGCAGGAGCCGGGACAGGTGCTGGTATAGGTTCTAAAGGGGTAGGAGCAGAAGCCTGAGACATTGAAGCCTCAGAAGGCAAGTCTGCTAGATTGATAGAGGCTATTGTGTTATTTGCGGGTACAACAGCAGGAGCAACAGTGGCTAAAGCAACAGGAGCAGCAACGGCTACAGCAGAAGCAGGAACAGCCAAATCCAAAGCGCCCTGATCATTCTTTCTTGATCCATCCGTCTCACCCAAATCACGGGGATTTGTATTAACCTGATTTACCATTTGGACCATTTCTTCTGTGGGGACAACTTGGGTAGGCTCATTATTAGCTTCTTCAACAACATTTGGATTTTCATTCACAATAGCATTTGCTACAGCCGGTTGATTAATGGGAACATTGCTAGCACGTGAAACTTCCTGTTCCATGACTTCAATATCATTTGCTTGATCAATACCAACGGCTCTGACTGTACCATTACGAACTTCCAGCACCGTCGGAACACCTTCAATCGGAACATTCTTTAGAATCTGACTATTACGTTGGAGTTCAACAGGCATCTTTACCATATTCGCATTTCTCCCCGGGACATTTGCTAGATTATCCCATTTCGGCTCATAGTCCTTGCAGTGACCACACCAATCCGCCTTAATCAAAACAAAGGTCACTTGAGGTTGAAGCAGAAGTTTATCCATTGCGGGAACTTCATTCTTTGTATTAATATTCAGATTAGTCGCACGCTGTGTATTCTGCCTTATACCTTTGAATCCAGTGCGAATGGCATTTACAATCTTCCGGGTACGACTAAACCGATTTTCAAGAGTGGATTTATTTGTCTTCTTTTTAGTTTGTGCCATCTCTATATTCTTTAGAGAAAATTTACTCTGTTAAAACAGGGATAGATGACAGGAGATATCTTTTTTATATTAATACTTTTATTGTGTATCGGTATTCTTCTAATTGTAGGTATCCGATTGACAACACAGGCCACTGAGCAGCAGAAGGAAGAAGCAGAACTCAAATGCCCTAGCAGAGCTCAATATAGTTCATTAGGATTAATCACTTCAGAGCCCGGTGGAAAGATTTTTACAAGTCTAGAATCCTACAAGCAATATTATAAGTATCTGGCATCAATGGGACTTCAATGTTCATTTGTTTCACCTTCTCGGGATGAATCACTTTTGAAAAATAGCCCTGCTAAAGGTGTTGAAGTTTCTACAGAGGATGAGCAGACATATGCTCTGACTCCAATTAAGAAGTTGGATGATTACGAATATTCTCGTGTATTTCAGGTTGAAAAGGAATCACGAAATGAACTGGAGCGAACAACAGTAAATGCTCTTACATCACAGCGTCAATTTGACTGGTCCCAATTACCATTCAATAGTGAACATCGTGCTACAAATGAACAAAATATGTCGGGACGTCGGCTTGTAGAAGGATTTACACCCACTGTGACAGAGCCATTTTTCCAGGCTATTGCTGGAGATAGTATGGCTCCCCAGGACTTACAAGAAATAGATGAGCGGGAACAGGCGATTCTCCAGCAGTATTCCCCCAAGAATACCGAGAACTTATTGGAACATGATACAGATGATGTTCAGGTGTTAGTAAAGAAACTCTATGAATCGGACCCTGACTGGGACCCTGTAGTAGAAAAGGTTAGCAGTGGTGAATTTCAAGTGACTAAACTGATACCCAAAAGAAAGAAGGAAGATGGGCAATTTGCTGATGAGCATGTTCCAACTGTAAAAGAGGCTGTTGAAAATGGAATGGCTACCGGCAATCCAAAGATTCAACCTCGGATGGAGGTTAGTGGTAAACAAGACCCCTATTTTGATAAGACAGGAGTACTAGATTATGAGGGTGACCGTTTCTATCGCTATGATAATTTTGCCAAGTGGACACCTGGTCTTGAAAGAATGTTTGCTCCGACTTTAGACCAGAATGATTGGATAGGAACACAGGAAACGACTTCTATGGAAGGAGACGATGAGCAGCCTAAGCTTGCTTCTAGTCCTGTAAGCAAGTAAAACAACTTAAACCAAAAACGCTATATATTATATAATGGCATCCTCTAATACAAAAGCCGTTGTAAAAGTTATAACACCGTGGAATCCAAATAATAAAGTCATTCCCAATTCTGAAATTTTACATTTTTTACAAAGACAGGGCGTAAATCTTCCGAGTAATCTTGATTTTGACCTTTTCCGGCAGGCTTGTGTACATAAATCATATGTAGAGAAACCGGCTGGAACACCTGGTCCAAATGGTGAAATTATTCAACTTTCAGAGAGACCTTCTGATTGTCTTCCTTTACAGAAGGCTCACAATGAGGAATTGGAATTTGTTGGTGATTCTGTATTGAATTGTGTTGTTGCAATTTATTCGCAAGATCGCTATGATGGTGAAGGTGAAGGATTTTTGACAACATTGCGTGGAAATTTGGTAAATAATGATCATCTTGGTATTCTAGCACAGAAAATGGGTATGTCTGAATGGCTAGTTATGAGCCGTCATGTAGATTCAATCTGTAAAGGACGGGAAAACCTTCGGTTGTTAGGATCTATGGTGGAGGCATGGATAGGCGCATTATATCGAAATACAGAGATTGTTGCTGGAAAAGGAGCAGCATTTGAAGTCTGCTATAATTGGATTATTAGTATTCTTCATCAGTATGTAAATTTTGCGAAGGTTATTTCGGAAAATCACAATTACAAAGATCAACTTCTGAAGTATTTTCAATCTCAGTATCATACACCGCCAATTTATGAGGAAATTCATGTTGAAGGACCACAGCATGATCGGATATATACTATCGGTGTGTACTTGCCAAATCGCACACTTCTAGCGTCTGCTATCAGTCGGAAAAAGTTGGAGGCTGAGCAGGAAGCAAGTCGGTTGGCTTTAGTTTCTGTTGGTGTTCTGTTTGATTCCTAGACTTAAAATAGGTTGAATATTTAGAATGGCTTCTGAAGGACCACAAGCCTTACCTGAATCTGCTTCTATTCCTGTTCCTGTTCCTGTTAAAACAGGTCCGCCTAAGAAGGGCGAAGGAAAACCACCTTCTATAGCACAAAAGGGACTTAGTTTATCAAAAGTTCCAGTAAAATTTTCTTCTTTTCTTCCGGTTCCAGCAAATCCGCCTACAATGGTTGCAGATAAGGCATTATTAGAGGCACAGAAAGTAGCAAGAGATATTAAAAAATCATCACAAGCACCGGTAAAAGGAGGACGTTCAATTAAAACAGTTGAAATAATTCTTCCTGCTGGGGCTGGTGCGGAACCTGTTGCCGAGAAGCAAGCAGGCTTACTAGATAGATTCTTTGGTGAAGCGGCTGAACCTAAACCTAGTGCTGAGCCTAGTGCTGAACCTGAAGCCGCAGCTCCTTCTATTAAGGTATCTAAACCTGTTTCAGCGGATGCTGCAGATGAGGGATTCAATTTCTTTGCTGGAAAAGCCGAGCCTGTTGAAGAAGCAGAAGCTGCTAATCTTGGATTCAAGCCCGAAGAACTACCTGCATCCGAAAGTCAAAAATTTAAGGAGACAGCAACTGCCATAGAAAGTAAATTATCTACTGATCCAATCAAAGTTCATCCTAAAGATAATATTTTCATGCCGATAAATCGTCGTGGAATTCATCGTTTTATTATTGAGGCATACAGAACATATATTTTATCCAAACCGCGCGAAGATCCAGTTGGAAATGCCTGTGAACAAATGAGCAAGGTTTCATCTTCTACAATTACAAATTTCGCGTATCAAGAATTTGTTCGTGATTATATGCAGCGGGGCTCTCCTTATCGTGGTATTTTAGTCTATCACGGACTCGGTTCTGGTAAGACATGCACAAGTATTGCCACAATGGAAGGCCTGCGATATGGCGGGTCTAAGAAAATTTTTGTTATGACGCCTGCTACTCTTTCAGGCAACTACCACAAGGAATTGTCTCTCTGTGGCTATTATGCTTTTAAGAAGGATAATCACTGGGAACAAGTCGCTGTACCCGAGAACAATGCGGGAAATGGTCTGGATGATTCTTCATCTCAATTTGTATTTCTTACTACAACATATGGTCTTTCACCAGCATATCTACAAAAGAAATGGGGTAAGCGTAAACAGAATAAATTCTGGGTGGCGGACCCGAGCAGAGCTGTAAACTTTGATACACTTGAACCCGCTCAGAAGCAGGAAATTGAAGAGCAGATTAAAGCGCATATGGACGATCGTTTTGAATTTATTCATTACAATGGTCTGCGTGAAGCAAAAGTTCGTGAATGGATTTGTGGGTCGGCTACGAATCCTAATCCCGGTAATCTCTTTGATAATTCTGTAATTGTAATTGATGAAGTTCACAATTTAATAAGAACAATTGTAGGTTCCGACCTTGATACAATCTATAAAACTGAACCGCGTGAAAATAAAAAGAATGATGTTGCTTGGAGAGCCAATTATCAAGAGAATGCCAAGATTTGCGCCATGCCGCGCAAGTACAGAATCGCGTATGGTGTCTATCGTTTACTGTGCGACGCGGTAGGCTGTAAAATTATCGCATTATCCGGCACACCTATTATCAATAAACCGCATGAAATAGCAATTTTATCTAATATTCTTGCTGGAGATCGTCGTGTTGCGAAGGTGCCATTGAATCCCGCAGTCAATGAAGAAAGACTTGAACAGACACTCATGATGAATCCTTCTATTGATTTTTATTCCTTTACAAATTCAAAGTCAGCGGATGGTGTTGCTTTCCGGCAATTAACACTTACAGCTGTTCCTTCGGGAATGCGTAAAGTAGTTGCGGAAAATGGAGAATTCAAGGGATTTATGCGTCTTGATGAAGAAGAACCGGATATGCGTGAACGTAATTTACCCATGTGGTTTGAACGTGATGTTCTACCTTCATTGGGCGGAATGGGCAACATTTTGGGGCCTCCGATTTATAGTTCTCTTCCTCAATTACCGGATACAGAAAAGGAGTTTGTTGAATCATTCGTTGATAAGGAGAAATTGATTATCAGAAATAATATATCTCTTCGTGCTCGTCTTACGGGATTAATCTCGTATTACAAAGGGTCAAAGAAGGAACTTGTTGCTACAGTGACAAAGGATGAAGTTGTTTTGCTAGATATGTCCGATTGGCAACTGTCAAAGTATCTAGCAGAACGTAAAGATGAAATTGATTCTGAAACAAAACCGGTGGCTGCAGCGCCGGGTGCTAGAGCAATTGCGGGATTAACACTTTTTGAGGCGGATTTATATGCTCAAGCAGTAAAAACAGTTAGTAGTGCATTTAAGATTTTCAGTCGTGCTTCCTGCAATTTTGTCTTCCCCGATGGAATTGTTCGTCCTAGACCGGCAGATAGTAAGAAAGCGGCTGCTTTGTTGGGTGTAAAGGAGGAGGGTGAAGTTGAAGGTGATGGAGATAATGAGGCAAAGGAACTAAGAGCGGCCCAACAATTGGAAATTAGTCAGACAACACGTGCGGCTGTGAAATTAGAAAGTTTCTTAGAAGAAGATGACGACCAAAAGGAAGAACAGGCTGTTGCAGCCGCAGCAGAGGCGGAAGTTGAAGGTGAAGTTCGCCAAGTTGCTCTTGAATATGGTGAACAACTCAAAGAAAGTCTTAACCAACTTCGTGCTAGAGCAGCAGATGTCTTTCCACTTGAAAAACTACGTGATTTCTCACCCAAATATGTTGCTATTCTTGAAAGGATACGTCAAAGTAAGGGACCGGTTCTAATTTATTCTCAGTTCAAGACACTTGAAGGATTAGGTGTTTTTGCTACTGCGTGTGATTATCAGACTGACCCCGGATATGTGCGTCTAGATATTGTCAAGAGTGAAGAAGGCTGGGTACTAGCAGAATCACTTAAGGCACCGGAAAACAAGGGCAAAGAGCGGTATATTTTATATACAGGCGATGATTCTGCTGAGAAACGTGAAATCCTCCGTGATATATTTAATTGGGATATTAAGAAACTTCCTGCTTCACTCAAGAAACAACTCCGAATTCTAGCAGGTGGCTATCCCAATAATTTTGCTGGAAAGATTTGCCGGATGTTTATGATTACGCAGTCTGGTGCTGAAGGTATTTCACTGAAGAATGTTCGTCAGGTTCATATTATGGAGCCTTTCTGGAACTATGTGCGATTGGAGCAGGTTCAAGGTCGTGCAATTCGTATTTGTTCTCATAAGGATTTGCCAATGGCTGAACGAACTGTTGAAGTGTTCACATATTTAATGAAGTTTTCTGAGCAGCAGAAGAAGGATAGAAAGGTGGATGAGACAATTGCTACACGTGACAAAGGATTAACTACGGACCAGATTATTTATACGCTAATGATGACTAAACGCCGGTTAAGTGAACAGATATTTGAAGTAATGAAATCATCGGCGATTGATTGTACTTTGAATGCACTGGAGCATGGTTCTAAGAGTTGTTTTATGATTGCTAGTGGCGGCCCTCTATTCTTGTATCATCCGGATTATAAGGAAGATATTAAGGAAGCTCAGTCGCAATACCGAGTAAAGGATGATGAGCCTGCTCCTGCGGCAGAAGAGGCTCCTGTTGTAGTAGAAGAGGCTCCTGCTGCGGTGGAAGAGGCTCCTGTTGCGGTAGAAGAGGCTCCTGCTGCGGTGGAAGAAGCACAGCCCGAACTAAGAAACAATTCATTTCCTTCATTGGCAACTAATGCTGGAAGACTAAATGAAGGTGCTGGTCCCAAACTAACAGTTTAATGAACTAATATAAAATACAAATTTCTAGCAATTAGATTGCTACAAATGTGTTATTTGCTGAGTTAAGCTTACCCACTGTTCAAAGAACAGGGGTGAACACTCTGCTTTAGCAGAGTTTACCAATCATCATCCATATCCTGCTGGATTTCATCTGGTGATAAAGCATAATCAAATCCACGGAACCACTGCATGCCTCCCTTATGAAGACGATGGCTACCATCCAGTGCGGCGCGTCCAATAAAGTTTTCTCCTGTAATTGCTTCAGGCATAGCAGACCCAGTTCCCGATGCTCTTTTAACACCATCTACATAAATATCAATTTGCGTATAATCTCCATTCCAAATCCATGTGAAGTGCTGCCATGTTTTTGGTTTTATAATTCCCGACTGCTCAGCACTAATTGTTTCACCTTGATCTTGATTAGGTTTTACACTTGCTTTTATTGAATCATTATATGATCCTGTGCTCATTCCAATACGATTTCCGCTCTTCCACCAGTTATCTCCATCATATCGCCAGACTAGATGATAGATTGGAATCGGAATCCATATCCATAAGCCAAGAGGAATAACAATCCAAAACTTGATTTCATTACGTTGCTCCCATTTACCGTTGTAGAATGAGAAGAAAGAATCACGATTTTCCAAATTATCGCACCATACCTTCATGGTATAGGAACGGAAAGCACGATTACGCAATCCATTGCCAATCCGAATAAATGTACTTCCGCCATCAAAGATTGTGCAGGATTCTCCACCTAAATTTCCTTCACGGCACCCCTGTTGTGATATACCCACATTTCCTGTTACCTCTTCCACATTTCCAGCATTCATCACAATATTCATCATGGGATTCTTGCGTTCAATAGGCAGACGACAGATGCCAATAGGCGGAGGATTACCGGCTGAATCTGCCATATACCACATGCCAAAGCGTTGAGTATGCTGGGAATGCAATACGGACATCTCAATTTCTAGACGTTGATTTCTCTGTTGATTGACTGTAACAGATAGGCCATTTACTGGATCTTGTGATATACCGGTTCCATTTTTGCTAACCATTGGTCTATCATTCCATCTAATCACATCATTAAAATTACCAGTACGTGTATAACTTAATGTTGAATTTGTTTCGGGATTAATATTTGTTTTAATAACTAAATAGATATTTTGTCCACCTGTAAATTGAGAATTAAAAATATCAAGAGAATCCCAAAATGTGCTATCACTCTTTAAACTGAAGAATTGATTTGTAAGAATTTTGCGGCCAAAGAAAGTACCATTTTTTCCTCCATAATACATATAAATCACAATACCAAATTCATTACAATATCCAATAGCACGTTTGCGCAGACGAGTTCCTATACAACGACGAACTGCATCCTTTTGTTCTTCTGCACTATATCTGCCATTTTGATTTACCATTTTATCGGAGAGTTCATTTACCGCCTTTTTAACATTTCCCCATGTTTTACCAAAGAATGAACTTAAATTTGTTGAATTAGGAAAATCAGTTCCACGTCCTTGGCAGCCCACCTGTTGATATAAATCCTGTAGACATCTTAAATTAAAATTTTCTTTACTATCATCTTCATATTCGCATGGGTGAAAAGGTGTACCCGAGCAGAGATTTCCTGCTGCTCTACGAACCCGTGCCGAGGCTGCAGTCTGTGATGCCTTAGAAATATTTATATAAGTATTCAAAGCAGTATCCACTACAATTTTTCCATCTTTTAACAGACTATCTGGTATAGAAAAACTATAAGATCGCATTACATCTGCTACTTCACGGACTTGCTTACTACTAATCTCCGGATTAGATGAATCTTTTAATGCTTGTAGCAACGTTCCTCCATCCGAACAACTGGCTTGTTCTGCTAGAGCAGAAAGACATGCTTTACTTAGACGCCCTTCAGAATCAGGGTCGCAGGTTAAACTATCATAACCACCTCCACCTTCTGAACGGGGTCGTCTACATAGCGATGGTTCTGTTACAGGAGGACCGGGGCATCGCGCTTCACCATATGCTGAATTACCTGCAGCATCTACAGGAATAGCTCTTCCCATTTCAGGGCAGAAACCACATCCTTTTCCAGGAATAAGTAAGTCGCATTTTTTTGTTAGAGCACATTCCTTTATGCGTTCCTTTTTAATTGCTTCTTCTTTGCTCCATGTTAGCGTATATTGATTTGTAGGATACTTTCTGCGGGAAGCCGGAAAAATAGGACCCGCTATACTACAGAGTGTAGAACCGCTTCTTCCTGTTGGATTAAACATCCAAGTACAATCTATACGTTGTTTTACGGCATCACTTGGTAAATTTTCAGGCAATTCTATTTTTCTACATTCTTGTTCTTTCTTATAAATTTCTGAGCCGAAAACATTTGTATACCATTTTTCAGTTGCTGGACGTTCTCTTTTTGCAAATAAATCAATATCTTCAATTGCCTTTTTTACAGACTCAGGTGCTGGCGGATGTGATATATCTATAGCCGCATCACCAATTTTTGCTTTTGCAATATTATTATTAATAAAGTTTTTTTGCGAACTAAATGTTTGATCTGAAATAAAGTTTTCCTGCAGGTTTATTTGAAGATATAAAAGTCCAGTTATTAAGACTAGTAATATTACTAGAGTCATTAAAGGTTTAGTATAGATTGATGCCATCACCCTATATTAATACTTATCTTTACTTCTTATTTACATGTCGCAGAGTTTACCCACATCTCTACGAGATGGGATGTTCACCAATCATCATCCATATCTTGCTGGATTTCATCCGGTCCTAGAGGATAGTCAAAAGCACGGAACCATTCAACACCACCCTTAAACATACCGGTCCATCCATCAAAGTATCCCTTTCCTATAAAATTCTCATGCGTAAATTGTTCAGGTATTATCTTTCCACTAGCAGCTGCTCGTTTTTCACCATCAAGATAGAGTGAATATCCGGAGTAATCATCGTTCCAGATAAAAGTCAAATGCTGCCATGTATTTAATTTTACACCATTATCAATGGTTCCAACCATTTGTCCCCACCAAGGTGTCTTAAATTGACCCGAAATCTGCGTATTTTGATATCCAAATTCAACATCTAAGGCTACATCTGCAATTCCGTAGTCTTCAGTGTCATAAGTCCATGTGTAGTACCATCCGCCCCACCACCAACCCCATCTATACCACTGCCATCTAGGTTTCCAGCCACCATTATAGAACTGGAATAATCTCGTGCAGTTGCCGAGAGATTCTGAGTAGAATTTCATTGTATAGGACTTGAATGCCTTATTTCGCAATTTATTATTAATTTTAACCAATGAATTAACACCATTGAAGATTGTGCAGGAACGTCCACCTCTATTTCCTTCTTGAATATTCTGAGATGATATGCTAAATGAATTTGTAATTTCAGAAACTGGTCCTCCATTCATTGTAATATTCATAATGGGATTTTTGCGTTCCATAGGAAGACGGCAAATTGTAATAGGCGGTGCTGTATTATTTTCATCAGTCATATACCAAATTGTAGATCTATTTACTTGCTGTGAACCCGGAACTACCAAATCTATCTTTAGACGCTGTTCTCCTTGACGATTCTTTGTTACAGTTAATCCATGAACAGGATCTTGTGCTAATCCATTACTGGACTTGCTTACCTTAGATACATCATTCCATTTAATTACATCCGGCGCATTTCCAACACGATTGAAGTTTAATACAGCATTCGATTCAGGATTTATATTTGTTTCTATAACCAATAATACATCATTATTTCTCCATGATGATTCAAAGAAATCAAGAGAATCCCATAATGTACTATCATTACGGAGCATGAAGAACTGATTTGTTAATATTCTTCTGCCATAATAATGCGCCTTATCGTGAACTCCAAAATATATTTTAATTGAAATACCCAATTCATTACAGTATCCAATCGGCTTCTTACGCAAGCGTGTTCCGATACATTTTAAGATTGCCTCTTTTTGTTGTTCGGGAGTAAATCTGCCTTGAGTATTTGTCATTCTGTTGGATATTTCGTTCACACCTGCCTTTATATTGCCCCATGTTCTGCCAAAGAATCCGGGTAAATTTGTAGCAGTAGGGAAATCACTTCCCTTACCTTGGCAACCAGCCTGTTGATATAAATCTTGAAGGCATTTAAGAGAAAAATTTTCTTTACTACTATCATCATAATCGCATTGTTGGAAGGGTGTTCCTGTACATAGATTTCCAGCAGCTCTGCGAACGCGTCCAATTGGATTATTTTGTGACGCCCTAGAGATATTAACATAGGTACTCAAAGCACTATCAACAACTATATTACCATCCTGTAAAAGACTATCTGGTATACTGAAACTGTAAGAACGCATTACTCCAGCAACATCACGCACTTGTTTAGATGACAATTCAGGATTGGATGAGTCACTCAATGCTTGTAGCAATGTTCCAGAATCAGTACAACTGGCTTGGCGTGCTAGAGCAGATAAGCAGGACTTGCTGAGACGACCTTGTGAATCAGGATTACAGATTGACGTATTTTCAGCACCGCTGATACCTGCGCCGCCTTCTGCGCGTGGTCTAGAACACCAAGCCGTATCGGTTACAGGATTATACGGGCATTTTGCTTCACCATATGTGGATGAACCATCGCTATTTACAGGGACGGCATATCCAAGTTCAGGACAGAATCCACATCCGGTTCCAGGGATAAGCAAACTACAATTTTTAGTCAAAGCACACTGCTTAATACGTTCCCTCTTAATCGCTTCAGCTTTACTCCATAAGAACTTATATTGAGTTGTAGGATATTGCTTTCGCGAAAATGAAAAAATAGGACCTGCTATACTACAGAGTGTTGCACCACTTCTTCCCTCGGGATTAAACATCCAAGCACAATCCATTCTTTGCTTTGTAGCATCATCGGGAAGATCTTCGGGCCTCTCTATTGCTGCACATCTCTTCTCTTTTTTTAAGATATCAGCAGAATATACATTTGAGTACCATTTTTCTGTTGGAGGACGCTGTCTTTGCGCAAACAAGTCAATATCTTCAGTGGCTCTTTTCAGATCATCAGGCATTGGCGGATAAAACACATCAACCGCTCCATCGCCGATTTTTGCTTTCGCAATATTATCGTCTATAAATCGTTTTTGTGAAGCAAAAGTCTGATCTGTGATAAAAGTTTCTTCAGTTTCCTGATTTTCTTCAGCCGCATAACTTTGGAGTATCCAGAGACCTGCTGATAGAACCAGTAGAACAAAAATTACTAAAAGAACTTTAGTATATTCCGTAGACATACTCTCTATTAGAGGATAGCCAATTTTCTAGCATTAATTGCTCAAAAATTAGATATTTTATTCCTGTTAGGGCTTAACGAATCTTGTTGAACTTCTGGTTTCCGCCACCGTGTCTCGGGTAGAGGATTATGTCAACAATGTTGTGCGTCCATCCTCCATACACATCCATTGACATACCAGTTCCACTCAATGTTATATGTCCATCTTCTTCTAAATCCCAACGTTGATTCCATGCACCAGTACAGTCTTGTTGTACAACTTTCTGGAAAGCATCGGCGCTTCCAACAGTTAAGCATTTGCCTGAATGTTTGACTCGGATTGTTTTTCTGTCATTATCATAATCAAACCGTTGATTGGCTCCACCGTGGCAATCATATTGAATTACACGTGTTCCATTATTTTGCTGGAATCCATAGATATCCAAACAACGTCCACTGTGTTGTGCTTGGGCTCTTGAATTATTCATTGTAGGTTTGATATCTGGATTGTTATATACTTGTTGAGACCAGCCGCCACCCATTGGAGGGCAGTCACCTCTCATTCCATACATTTCATAATTGTGTGTGGGGTAGTTTCCAGTCCAGCATTCACCATAGTACTGAACAGCGAATGTATTATGTCCAACTGATTTGGCACGAGCAGCGCACTGTTCCCTATTTCCAACACCACCTTGGAAAAAGGGTAAGGCTCTCCACCAGCTGTCGCCCCAGCATCCCCTATATTCATAACCATCAACTGTTGGGATATTAGCCCACTCAGGTCGTGTATTGTAAAAAGATGTTATATCAAATTCAGTTAATGTTACCATCTTCTTAGGATCAGCAGGGTCCGCAATGTCTCCGAAGAGTTGGATTGGTCCAACTTCACATGCTAGACCTTCGCCACCTGTATAACGACTAAACAAAGACATAGGTCCATTAAATGGTTTTTCAAAGATAATAGAAACCATATGCCAACGATTATTTAGAAGAGTATTCCAAGGAATTTGAGTTACTTTAGCACCATTAATATACATACTTTGCTTGGGCCAGAAAGCACCATCATTCGGCCTCCACAAATATGAATCAGGTGAATTGGGGTCTCCACGAAGATCCATCAAATACACATTGCCACCAGGTTGTGCCCTATCGCAGCGAATCCAGAAATTGATGGCGCGGGCTTTGCGACATTGAACTGTTAGTGTCGCACCCGGATTTCCGCCGTATTGTACTACATTAATTGTGTTCTTGTTGAATGTAAAACTACCTGAATTTCTTTGTAGAATCAAATCTACATCAGTCATTGGACCAAATTCTGTGTTATTTTCAATTGACATACGGAGCATCTGCGTGTTATTAACGGGTTTCTTGGATATATCATATTCACCAATGAGTTTAAGGTCGCACGCAGTTTTTCCGGCTGCTTGTTGAGGAACAACAATTCCGTAGCAGGCTCCAAGAGCATCCATAACAATTCCAGCATTTGCCGCATTGGCTGCTGTATTTGCTAGTTTGTGCATATTACTAAAATAGGACTGTACAGCACGGATACCACCCTGATTTTTAGCATTAAGGGTTGCTTGAGTATTAACAGAACCATCGGCTTTTATAGGTGATGCCATGCCCTTGCGTGTACAATAGGAGGTAAATGAACCGAATGATTCTTGATAGGTTGCTCCTTCTCTCTTTCCAACACCCTTGTTATCATAGAGATACTGGAGGCACGCATTAGTTAAAGGACCCGCAACACCATTAATATCGCAGGGGCTGCGAACTTCAATTCCAAGCATATATAAACTTGCTGCATTTACTACGTCAATTGGTAGATCATTGCCGTTTGAATCTTGTCCAGTATTTAGTAATGTCATTTTGTTTAAGAAAAAATTCATTACTTGATCAATATTATTTGAGTTGGAAATCTGTTTCAGAATTGCGTCTGTTTTCACTTGATTGACAGGGTATCCTTGCCCAAACACATTACCGCCCGCAGCCAAGAATAAATTAGATACACAGACTTGTGAAAGAGGCGAATTGGCATTTTCAGTATAGCAGGGATTTGATTTATTCAGACGCATAGATAAGTCAGTTCCGAGTAGACCACCAGTGGGGCAAGAGGCCGTTTCTTCATCATAATCGGGTTCACCCAAGAATCCGGGAACATAAAGTTGTAGAGAAAAATTATCATCTGTCATGAAGCGCTCTACGCGCTTGTAGGTTCCATACGCAGGGTCATTTCCGAAATAATTATTTGTGGCTTGGAAAGCATCTGAAGAGTTAAGTATTTTTTCAACCCATCTACTATCTGAACCAAAACGGATACGGGCTCCAGCAGATAATTTTATTGTATTACCTTCATATCCAACAGTCGTCCATCTTCCACCACCTTCATATAGTTTGACAGGCATAACAGTTAGTGTTCCAGTTCTGAAACGTTGACGTTCACTGGCAGGGATTGACTGTGTGACTTTAACACCATTTGTTGTTCCATTAATTTGTACTTTGCTCTTATCAACTATTGATTCATAGAAAGGCAAGACACGTGTTTCACCCAAGTTAGACCATTGTGCTGCTAAGATTCGGCTTGTGTTTCCAGAGTTAGAGAAATTTACGACTTCATTTTCCTTAGTTCTTTCAATTACAAATCTGGCATAGCGTAGACCTGAACCTCCGGGTGGTGCGTTTTGTTGTATACCTCTGTGACCCAAACTTATTTCACCTTCTGCTATCACGTGAAGAACTGCTGTGAATTCCTTATCCTTGGCACCGCGATATAAGAATGTAAGCCCTTGCTCAACACACTGGGAGCAATTGTTAGAATTATCTGGATTTAGACGAGGGAGCGCATTACGAGCCTCGCACATAAGTTGTTCTCTGCGTCGGATACATCTTTCCCTAGTTGTTACGAAATTGCGAATTTCAGTGCATTTACCCACAGTAGGTCTCAACTTTCTAAACATTGGATCAACATCCTTTTGGAGTTGATCTTGACTCAAGCGGTCATACTGAGCAAAAAACAAACCTCCAACATGGGGGCGTGATTTACTATCAATTGCCTGTTTCAAGCAGACACCGCATTCACTGTATTCGGGTCTAGCCAAAGCTTCGCAGACATCCTGCCCGTCACCCTTAAGGGCTTCGCAGAACTTGATTTTTTCGTGGATTTCTGACTTAGGAGCATGCGTTGCAGATGAACGATTGCCCAATACTAGATTACCGCTCGCTGTGCGTGTTGAACCGACAATCGCAGGACCATTCATTGTTCCTTGGATAAGGTCAGATGCTTGATCTTCATTATTGCCCTCGTTGTTCAAGTATCCTTGTAGAAAATCATTCATGCCGTCACTGACCTGGTTATACCGCCGGGCCTTTTTGTTAGTATATCTTTTATCTAATTCTTGGAGATGATCAATAAGTTCCCCGTCAAAGTTCTCCACTGTAGTCTGTTTCATATACGCTGATAGAAATAAGACCAGGGTCAGGGCTCCCAGGAGCATTAAAATATGTTCAAACTTCATAGTCTCTCTATATTCAGCCCAAGTAATTTCCTATAAAGAAATTATTTAGAGTTATTTTAGTGAAATAAATTAATTAAGTATTATCCGGACGGAGATTACTGGCCCCATCCATTTCGCGGCAGACAACACGGAGAGCAACATGGACTTGATGATTCATATTAATAAATGCGGATGTTGTTGCTTGACTTGCCTGCGTGCCAAGACGAGTGCCCAAACTATTATCAGTGGTTATAGTTCCGCCAAAATATTGCCTTGTTGTAGCACCGCCCACAGTAGGGTCATTAAAGCGATTACGGATAATTACATAGTTCGCATATCCAACGGAATTTTGACCATCAGTAATATCGGTTCCTGAACTGGCATATCCAATTCCTACTACATAATGTCCTTCGGCACGATTTATCCAGTTAGTAAAATCAGTTAAAGAGTTTGTGTCAGGTGATCCAGACCCAGTTGTCGCAACTGTAAAACCCTTAATTACAATTCGGTCAGTATCTGAAACCATAAAACGGGAAAACCAAGCGCTCGTGTTGATAAAGATATATTCATTTAGTGTTAATCCATTTTGATATAGTGTTGTTAAATCAGCGCCACTATTTGCGGTTTTCAAATAGTTTCCAAAATTGATATTTGTAATATACTGAACATCAAGCGCATCACTCAACAGAAGTCCATCCGGACGTTCCAGACGAATAGATAACTTCTGCAGGGAGCCAAGGGGTGTGGGTGCGTAAATTTTCTGGCATTTGAGATACTTGGGTGCTAGAGAAGCAAATCCGCGATTCTTTTGCGTTGTATCTGATGTCCATGCTGTATCTTGGTGTGTTACAGCAAATGTGTTATCCAGAGTTGGATTTGTACCGAATCCATTCGCATTCAACTCTGCTATGCGCAAGGCAACATAAGGATAGGAAAGAACACTTACAATTGCGTCTGTATTTACAACAGGTCCAGCAGTGCGCCGTATTATAGGTACAAGGCCCTCCAAACTAACGATAACCTTAACGAATTCAATCCGTGTAATGTTTCTAAAGCGTTCCTGCAGGGAAGGCGATGAGGGGAAATCGGTTGAATTATTGGCCACATTGAAATTTACGCTGAAATCATAGCGATTTTCACTCTTATTCAAGAGCCAATTACGATCGCTGCTGTTCAGGAAAATATTATATTCAATTTCCTTGTATTTGACAATGTCCTGCTGACGAATAATTATATCTTGCGGCAAAGTTTGCGGAATCTTATACTCAGGAGAATCATCGCGCAGGATAAGTTCGGGTTTCTTGACTGTTACATTTGTCTGCTGTGTAGAAGAGGATGAGGGCATTCCTTCCTTTTCGCGCTGTTGCCGCGCCTTCTCAAAGAGGGCTAATGGGTCAATATCATCTTCTTCCACCTTATCTCTAAAATCAGGTTTGATTACGGGTGTAGCATTCATCATTAATCCGCGTTCCTTTTGAACGGACGCCAGTTGCTGTCCAACATTGCTGTAAAGACGATCATTAGGATCATCTCTGCGAAACGTATCAGCATTCGTGCTAGTAGATTCACCTCCCCGACGAAGCCATGAATCAATGCTTGTCAGGGTTTCGCGTAGTACTTCGCGATTTAATTCCTGAATCTTTCTACCGGGGTTCGTTTTTCCGACCTCTTTCATGTAATGATTCAGAACACTAACAAGACGTCGCTCTGTTTTCTCCGGTAGTTCATTTATGCCTTCTTTGTCTGTGATGGCCTTGCGTGTATAATTAAGCAGTGCGTTATAATTCTGCTGAGTTAAGAAGTCCGCTGGCTGCTGAATTGATTGTCCTGCTTGCATTCGGTTCATCATTACTTTTCATGAGGATTTCTTTCATGGGTCTAAACGAGATATTTAAACGCTTTCTGTAAATCGGTTTTTGAAACATTTTCCGTGCTAAAAAAGATTTTTCGTAGAAGAAGCATACGGTCGTCACTTAATTCATCTAAACAGATTTCACTGAACTTCTTACCCAGTAGCATGCTGACTAGGAAAAAAATACTGTACATTCCACATTCACTTTGTTTTTTTTGGTGACGAATATCATTGTATACTATACGTTTTATACCTTGTTCTTTCATTTTAGTGAAAAATTCATTAATCTCAGTGGGAGGCGGTTTTCCGTAACTATCATAATAATAGGCCACATGCTCTTTTAAATCCAACATAGCAGCAACCCAGTGACTTCCGGGCATATCATGAGGGTCAAAATTAAAACAGATTCCAATATGCTCAGTGCCTCCCTTCTTCATTTTTTGAATGTCTAATTTACACATTTCATCAATAATACAGGTACCCCATGATGGAACAGGTGACTTCTTCGCAAAATCAAGTGGTACAGGGCCAATAAATTCGAAGGAAGGAATTGCATCCTCATATTGTTCCATAACATCTTCAATGTCATCTGTTGCTAACCACATATCAGGGTCACTCTGCCATTCTTTTGGCTTCTCCGGTCTAAAGAATTTTGTATATTCTTTCTGCTCGGAAGCCACTGGAACTAATTTTTTCATGGCACAGTATTCAGTTTCACATTCCTGCATGTTTCGCCGTAGATTAACCCACATTTCCCTTTTTGATTCTGTAGATTCTACCTTTTTCTCTGGATGCCGTGAATTCCATTCTTTAACAAGCCGATGAATCATTGCTTTCGGAAGACATGTGTCACGTGTATCTTTTACTGTCCCTGGATTACAAATGAGCGTTTCTTGATTTGTAATACTCTTCATCTGTTCTGGTTGGTTTTTTTTATCTTAAGCGGTTTCAGGGATGCCTTCTAACGAAATTTATGGTTTTTGGGATTTATTATTTCCTATTTATCTAATGTTTATAATTGGTATAAGTATTTTTGCGATTTCCATAGAAGCTGGACGTAATCTATATAGTCTGAATCTTATGGGAATTTACGTAATTTCAATCCTTTTTGTCTCATATTTGATATTCAATGTTAAATTTCAAATAGAAGCTTAAGTCAAAAGAAAAAATTTTCTAGATTAGGATGGACGGAAGCCAAGTTGTAATATCCGTATTACTTTCTGGAATCTTATTTATTGCTTATATCTCGGCAATGCTAGTATATTTGCCCCAGTTGGCGGATGCTAATATAACCGGTCCTTTATTGTCAATTGGCGCTGCTTCAATTACAATGGGTCTATTTGTATTTTTTGGACTTGTATATGTTCTTTCAACGAATCCTGATTCAGTTATATTAATTTGCTTATTCTTAACAACTGTAGTCAATCTTCCTCTAGCATTATTTAGTTTTGCAGCAGCAAGTTCCAGTATTGCTGATGCTAAGCGAACATTAACGCAGTAAATTATTTCAGAAGTACACCGACACACTTAAAACGATAATTAGCACAACCGTGCTGTAGATGAATTCCAGCAAGACGAATACAGAGTTTGTATTGCTGCATAGGATTTTTAGTTGCTTCTTCAATTGATATTATTTCATTTGTTACGGCGGATTTTACCATTGTACGGCCCTTTTCAAGATATATCGTAAGAGTATAATTGGGTGTATTTACCTTAACACGATGATTATTTAACAAATTATTACGAATTTGCTCGTGGAGTATCTTTATTTTTTGGAAGAAGGGATGATCTGTCGCAGACCAACTTATTTCGGCTATATCTCCAATTGTAAATTCAACTGGTCTACTGAGCCATGGTGAAATAATTTGAAATGCGGGCATGTCAATCATACTATCTTTATATGTTACAGCCATGTATTCGGCTGAAGGATATCTTTTATTCTGTTGTCTTAAACCGAGTACACATTTGGAAGGCTCAAATCGTTGCCATGGAACGGCACACTCCATATTTAGAGATTAATCCCGTAGTGTATTTAAATATAGAGCATAATGCCGACATCAAAAGAGGGAATTAATCTACGAAAGACGAATTTGCCTATTTTATGGCTGGGAATTGGCGGAACTGGAAAATTGGAAAAAATTCGGCGCGCGGCTGCATCTGATTCTCCCGCAGCAGATATAACAGGCTTTTCCTTTGAAGTCAAAGAACTTCAGATGCATGATGATTATAAGGCTCGGATTATTATTGCGCCGACTCATATTGAAATTGATGTATCCGATTTTTCTATGCAAGAAAAACAGATTCTACCTGAACTTTTGCTTCGGCTAACACAGCATGCGGATGTAGTACAAAATTTTCAGGGAAAACAGCGCTTACTTGTTATTAGACGTGCTCATGCTATGTCTCTTTCTACAGCTGTGCGAATTCGTTCTACTCTAGAGCAATTCTGTATGGGTGCTAATCCGACAACTTGTATCTGGTTATCTGCTCGTGAAATGAATCCTGCCATTTCATTCTTAGAAGACTTATTTGTAAAAGTCCAATGTCCCAAGACACCCCGAAGCCTAGAACCACCAATGCTTCCCTATATGCGGAGTATCATAGAGACGATTCTAGCAGAAAAGTCTCCTCCTGATATTGAAATTGTTATGTGGACACGGGAATGTGTTTATTCTCTGCTTGGTCTTAATTTGAGCACATTGGAGTGTATAGAACTACTCTTCAGAGTATTAACGGAATTCTATTTGAGTAAACGTATTCAAGAAGATGTGTATCTTAAATGCTTGCGAACAATTGGACCTCTAGCAGGTTCAGCCTCATATAGAACACCGCTTCTGCTAGAGTCTGTTTTTCTTGATATTTCTCAGATATTACTTGTTGTTGTATAAATTTGAAACGTATTTCTTTTAGCAAATACTAGCACACAAACAATTACCGATGGGAATCCGGGGTCTTTATTCATTTCTCTTTTGGACAGCATCAAACACAATCAAAAAACAGAGTCTGGCAGACTGGGCCGGTAAGAAGATAGGAGTTGATATTCTATGTCTTCTTTATCGAAGTCGTTCACTTGGAATCCCATTGCTCTGGAACTTATCACATTTCTTGGCTGCTTGTCGGGCTCAGCAAATACAACTTGTAGTGGTATTTGATGGTTCTCCTCCACCTGAAAAATCGGAAATTATGGCGCAGCGGCGGAAACTGCGGGAAGATACAGATAAGTTCTGTAATGCTCTTGAGACGGCACTGGAGGGACCGGAACTATCAACCGAGCAAAGGAAAATTCTTAATCAACGTATTCAGGTTTCGCGTCGGTCTGTTCCGCAGATACGAGCAGATGATCGCAATGAGATAAAGCAACTGCTATATGCAACGGGGACACCCTTTGTTCATTCACAAGGAGAGGCGGATTCTCTGCTAGCCTACTTGGAGAATCGGGGAGAAATTGATGCTGTTATTTCAACCGATTATGACTTTCTAGCACGGGGTGTTAAGAACCTACTTGTGCCAGCGTCGGAAAATCTGGAAGGAACCGCCTTTCATTGTTTCCAGTTGAATCCTATTTGTATGGAGTTGGGTTTAACAGAGCAGCAATTGCGCGAATTTGCTTGTTTGCTAGGGACTGATTATGCTCCGGGCCTAGTATATCAGCGGGGCTTGAATTCACGGCTTCTTTATAGGCGCTTTAAAGTGCTGGGGTCTCTTGATGCTCTTATGACACGGCTAAAACTTACTGATGAGAAAAAGGCGGATGTATGTCGCTCTTTGGCTGAACTCAATATTGACGGATACCAACTTGATGATTTACTGAGGGTTGAGCAGCAGGAACGTTTGGCTAAAGGCTCTCCTATTGAACCGGAGTGGATTAATCAGCATCTAGCTGCAGGACAAGTATGTGAAGGAATACGCATATTTCTTACGGCTTCTTAGGAGAAATGTTTTGGTTTTGGTATTGTTGCTCGGAACGACCAATTATACGAATAAATGTTGCTGAAACGGGTGAAAAGATTTTTTTAACACGGCATGACTTTTTGAGTTATAAATCATATCATCAATTTCTTATTTCTAAAAATATTGTCTTTTCTAGCAGTAAATATCGGATGTATGCTGAAAATCAATTTAGTAATCCGGCCCGTGTGTCTGAAGTAGATCCCTATTCGTCTTTTAAAATTCATAAGGAACTAAAAATTAGAGTTTATAACGGATTATATTATGATGACCATCGTACTCTTAATATGACTAATTTGTATCGTTAATTTTTTAAGACATCTAATGACATAAAAAATTGCTCCTAGCGGGGATTGAACCCGCGACTTTGGCGTTCCTTTCAGAACTGTGCATTAAGCATATCTTAAGATATAAGCACCACGCTCTACCAACTGAGCTATAAGAGCTTGGAGATTTTTAATGAGAATCTCAACTCAAATGCCTCCACTGGGAATTGAACCCAGGACCTACAGCTTACAAAGCTGGTGCTCTACCGACTGAGCTATAGAGGCTTGTACCCACATCTCTAGGAGAAGGGGTTGATACCCCCGGTGGGGGTCGAACCCACGGTCTTCCGCTTAGAAGGCGGACGCGTTATCCACTGCGCTACGGGGGTAAGCCCTGTTCTTTGAACGGGGTAAACTGTCAGCAACTTATTTCTCTTGGAAAAAGGGGCTTCAAATTTTAATTAAAATTTAAAATTCAGACAAATTTGTAATCAAAAATTAACATTCGTAGGATATGAACCTGGATCTAATGTTTCACAGCGACATTTAGTGCATTCATATACCCGATTTCTTCCTGTAGTTAAATATACATAATGAAACGAATGAGGATAAGGAGGGTCAAAATGAGTGTTATGGACAGGGCAACTACGGCTACACATACTAGCAAACTTTTCTGTTTTTATTGTTTTTGTTGAAACTAATATAATAAGTAAGATGGCAATTGCTATCCATATATATGTCATCCTATTTAAGTCCTTTTAAAAAAAAATAGTAGTTATTTGAGTCTACCAAACTCTTTACCGCATGCGGGGCTCGAACCCGCGACATTCGGCTTAAAAGGCCGACGCTCTACCGACTGAGCTAATGCGATTTGGAGCCGCCGCCGCTCCTCCACCACCCTGTTTTTAGAGAACAGGGAAACTCTTTACGAGGAATGGGATTTGAACCCATGCGTTTTGCAACAACGGATCTTGAGACCGTCTCCTTAACCACTCGGACATCCTCGTTTTAGCAGGCTTCAAGTTATAATAGGAAATTATTACTTTGTTTGCTGTATGAAGCCTTTTTACACTCAGCGGGAATCGAACCCGCGTTAACGGAATGGAAGTCCGTTATTCTACCACTGAACTATGAGTGTTGCGGTGAAACATGATCACCAGTGTTTTTTTAAAGAAAACACAAACTTAGTTCCGATACCGGGAGTCGAACCCGGGTCAAGGCTGTGAAAGAGCCCTATCCTAACCGCTAGACTATATCGGATGTGCCTTTCGGCGATACTAGGAATGGGATTCGAACCCATGCGTTTTGCAACAG